AGGTTGCAGTAATCTGCACCTTTTTCATAGGTGTTAATAAATTAAAATACGGGCCAGTAACATTTTGGGGGTTAAAGTCGCCATTCTGATCTACTATGCGTAATGTAAGTGTGCCAGTCTGAAACTCATCAATAAATGCGTTACGGCCTCGGTTAGTTTCTATGCGGTTAATCTGATTTGATACGTCTACAATTACAGCTGCGCTATCGGCTAATACGTTAGTGTCTAATATGCCTGTATCTAATATCATAGCCTGAGCAAAACTAGGCCCAGTGCTAAAGTTAATTACAGCATTTATTACAGGTATTGGCATTACAAGCCGCCAGCAATACCATACGAGATACCAGACTTCTGGGCTATCTGTAAACTCTCTGCTATTAGTGCTGCGAATCTATCGCCAGTTTGTGATACATCTACAGTTATTGTCAAGTCTTTTGACTCACCACGTCTTACAAATGATGGATCAAATACTGAACCACCTAGTGTGCCCTGTGATATATCTGAATAACTTTGACCATAAGATAAAGTCTCAGCGGCTTTAGCAGTACCACCTGTTAAACCTTTAGGTATCATTCCAGCGGACAAAGCTTGCATCGCTGCCAAAGCTGCTAATAATTGTGCTACATCATTTCCTAAATCTTTGTTTTCACCCATTCTAAATCTAGCAGGATCGAATGTGCCTAAAGCGGTTGCTGCTTTATTGGCTGCGTCTGCTAGCGCCTTGGCTGCTTCTGCCGCTTTCATTTCTTCTAATATCTTTTTAGCCAAAGCCTCGTTATTGTCTAATATGGCTAATTGTGCTTTAATGCGTAACTTAGTCTCTTCATCAGTTGCAGCGTTTAGTGCAGCCGCTAAACCTATGCGCTCTAGGTCAAACTTGTCTTGTAATTGATCTACAGCTGTTTTCTTTTTTAACGCTGCTAGTTCTAAAGCTCTTAGTCTGTCTAATTCTTTTTTCTGTCTAATTTCTATTCTAAATTGCTGACTAGATATACGGCCTGCGCTGCGTTGTTCGTTAGCTGGCAATTCTCTGGCTGGTCTGTTTTCTTTACCAAGCCTAGCCAATAATCCTAATGCGCTTGTTTCATAAAAGGATTTCCCTATAAAACCAATACCCGGTATATCGCTTAAAGTTTTAAGGAATACTCCTAAGCCTGTAATACTGTCGCCTGTTTGCTTGGCTAATTCTTCCATCTTTTTAGTTGTATCTTCAATATTAGTATCTTTGCCTAATGCGTCAAGCGCACCTAATATACCTTTGCCAATTTCTTCTTTTACATTTTCGCTAGCTACTTTTAACAGATCCATTTTTCCAGCATAAGTAGTTAATCGGGCTTGTGCTTGACCAGCAAACTTTTTATTAAGCTCTTCCATGATTTTATTCATGTCGCCAGTCTTAAGCGTGGCTTTACTTATGCCTGCACCTAATCTGCTAAGACCTGCTGTGTTGCCTGAAAATCCTCGTGTTAAAGCTGCGCTAACTTCAGAAAGTGATCTGCCTGTTGCTGCGCTTACGTTTAGTGCTGTTTGTAATGCATCTTGACTTTTAGTTATTGATCCTGTAGCTGTAAGTAATTGCTGAAAGGCTGGGCGCAACTCATCATCTAATACGCCATATAACCCTTGTAGCCTTGATATGTATTGCTCTACTCCTGGTGCTGAAAATGCAAACCCTGTATTACGTAATTGTACTTCTAAAGACTTAGCGGCCTTTTCATCGGCCATAAATGCCTGTACTGCTTTTTTGCTGTAATTGGTCAGGGCATTAACGCTAAACGCTGCAGCAAAGACTTTAGCAAAACTCTTTATTTGTTTTTCAAAGGTGCTTACTTCTTTTTTAGCCTTCTTTAATCCTTTGTTATCAAAGGTGCTGACTGCGCTAACAATTAAATTAGGCACTATGCAGCCTTTCTAAGTTCTGTGTCTTTTTTAAACTTAACGGCTACCGTGTCAATAGCATTAACTACCTTTGGAATAATTATATCTTTAGTCTCATCCCATGCACGATAAATCACACGACCTCGTTGCATGCCCTGGCCCTTCATGCTTGATAGCATTTCAGCTGCAGAATTAAACTGTGCTGGTGCATTCTGGTTTAATGATTTATTATCTCTAGGTCTATTTAGGCGACCTGCTGTTTCAAAGATTGCGCCTGACCGAGAATTGTTATATACGTAAAATGCAGCTCTAAAGCCTTTATTGTTTGCTTTATTTTGACCTGCAGAGTATTGCACTCCACTTTTTGCTAGATTATAATCATAAGGTGGAAATAATCTTTTTGGTTCTTTAATTGTATCTATTGATGCAGTGCCTTTACCCCAGCCACTTAACACTTCGCTTTGTTGTGGTAAATAGCCACGTGCCCGATTACGCACAATTAACATAGCCTGCCTTATATTCTTTGACATCTCTTTGTTTAGGTCTTTGTCTACGTCTTTCATAGCCTTTTGAAGTTGCTTAACGCCTGTGACGTTTACTGGCATTTTTCATCTCCTTAGATCTATCGCTTAACACTTGAATAATAGCCCGTAGCATTTCTGTATCCATGTTAATAAACTCACTAGGCGCGATCCCAGTCTCTACACTTAAAGCAGCCACTGTATAGAGAATGGAGTCACGCTGTACTATTTTTTTTCTTCGTCTAATACCTCAACAGTTTCTAAACTGTCAATAAACTCAATACCAAATATAGGTACAGTTACGTTAGCCCTACGTAAGCACTCATGCGCTAAGAAGTAAATCTCAGTCTGCCGTTCGTGGTCACGTAGGACTTTACTAATTCCTGCGCCGTACTTTAACTCGAAAGCGTACTCGACACCTGGCGTAATCTTGTGTTCAGATACTTCGCCATTAGCCCTTGTTATCTTTAGCTTTGCCATTATTACTCCTTAATTAAGGTGTTACGTCAACTACTATAACTGAGTTACAAGTAAATGTAATGCTCTGTGTTGAGATGTCACCAACAGCACCATTTAGGTCTTGGGTATTGTTTACCAAAACTGTAGTTTGATACTCTGGGTTTGTAGTGCTTATAGCTGCACTGCTGCGCTTGATAACTAGTGGCACTGTAGTACCCCAGGCTGCTGCTAAGGTTGCAGTTACTGCGTTAGCACCTGATGCAGCTGTATCGTTTAATAGATCTAATGTGATTGTTGATGCCTCTAGACCCTTAGTAAACTTATGAGCAGTATCGCCCATAGCGGTTACTTCTAGTTCATCAAAGCTGCGGTTAATTGTGACGCCTGTAACTACGCCTGATATATCGACGCTGTTAAGGGTAACAACCGCACCATTACTTAGAAATACGGCCATTATTCTTCCTCTTCTTTCTTTATAGCAGGTTTTTTAACCGCTGCTGGTGGTTCGGTAATCTGGCCTATTCTAGCCAGAAATCTAAGGTCTTCCTCAGTAAATCCTTTATAGCTCATGTTAACTCCAACTCGTTAGTATTGATACAGTAATCTCAGACACAAGCAAATCACCACTTGCTGCATTAACTATTGCCGGTGCTGAAATGCTAGATATGTTCATCTGATAAGTAGCTGCTGCTAATTTTGTAACTACTGCTAAAATATAATCTTCCATGCCAGCCAAGTTACCCTGGTTATCAAATGCTGGTTTTGTAATAATAATCTTAAATGTTGCTAATGGATTTACACTTATCTCATCATTGTTAGATGGCGTGATGTAAGGATCGCCAGGGGTAATAACTACTGCATTGGCTAGTAATGTTGCAGGCGGAAAACTGAAAACTGACCAGATTCCAGCATTAGTTAAAGTAGTTGCTAAAGTTGATCTAAGTGTTGTTATTGCAGCTGGCATTAGCCGACCAGTGAGTTAGGACTAGAATACGGCTGGATGAGACCACGCACTCTGTTAATCAGCTGATAACCCATCCGATATGGGCTTGCAGTGATCCCATCCATACCCACCCCACCTGTGGCTGAAACCTGACGGCTCTGCCATATATCGACAGCAACTATCATCGCAGCTTCTCTTATAGCAGGGGTCGCAGTGTAAGCCTGTGCTTTATGCTCTGGGCCAAGGGCTCGGCCGTATGGTTTAACAAAATGAAATGGATCGTCTGCAGAAACTTTTGCGTATTGAATAAAGCTGTAGCCGTTAGGGTATGAACTAAGTGCGTATGTACTCCAAAACATTGTGCCGATTGAAGCAGGCACTGTAGTACCTGGAAATGATCCTGTTAATGTGTATGTGCCGTTATACGTTGCACCACAATTAGACACTGTTATTGATTGACCTGTAGTAAATATGCCAGGATTTGCTAATACTAAAGTTGCTACGTTATTGCTAATAGATGAAGCTACTACTGGGGCATCGTTATGCCATAAATAACCCTGTATTAAATCTTCTGCCGATTGGCAGCACTCTTCCACTGTAGCGTCACTGTAT